GACGGCAAGACCATCACCCATGACCGCCCGCTAAACGAAGGTGATGGAATCTGGCTGCACTACATCAGCAATGAAGACAACCGACTGCACCGAATTCTTTACACCTTGACGGATGGCAAGTTGGTATCACCGCTACCGGCTAGTTCTGAATTGCCAGCATCGTGCAGCGGCAGTTGATCGCTTCGCCGGCTTCGTCCATTTGCCCCGGCCCCGGCCCTTCCGCCGTGCCGACGGTGAAATTGTCGTCAATGCCGACAGTCTGTCCGTGTGCATCTGCGTGCGAATCACGCACCCTGTCATCGAACGTCGCTATCCATGTCTTCTGCTCTACACCACCCTGCCGCCAGCCTTCCAACGAACCCTGCGTAATCGCGCTCATCGTTTCAGTCCGTGCAATCGCGCCGGCTGATTGATTAATGCGCAGCGTCATTGTTTCTTCCACGCGCCGCGCCAGTTGGTCAGCACCTTCGCCGGCCTTTAGCCCTTCCTCTAGCGCGGCCTTTAGCGCGTTCCATGTCGTCTCTGTGACGCGCTTTGCGAATCGCTGTGCAAGCCGGCGCAACGCGCTAATCACACGCGGGTTCAGCATGTCGAAGTCGATGCCCGCGCCGATGTCGTCAAGCGCATTCAAGCCCGCGCCGCGCACGATCTTGCGGTATTCGGGCAGCATCCGCCGCGCAAAGATGCCCGCCCATTCTTCCTCATCAAATGGACTATCGCCCAACTCCGCGATGCTTTTTGCTTCGCGCTTCACGGCTTCAATCACCGCGTCTTGCTGTTCTCTGAACAGTTGTTCTACTGCCTGTGCAAATGCGCGTTCATACGGGTCAGCGCGCTTAATCGAGAGCTCAAACAGTTCGCGGTGCAGTTCACTCCCAAACTCCACCGCCTTACCTTTTGGGAGTGCAAGCCCCTTCGCTTTCGGCTTGATGATGTGGATGCCGGCGCTCAGTTGCAGCGGCGGCGGTTCATCCTCAGCCGGCGCGTTGCCAGCCGGCAGCATGAACGGGTTGCGGTCAGCCGCGCCCACGTCACCGCCTGGAATTGCACCGATGCCCAGCTCTAGCTTTTGGTCGATGATGTTGAACGGCACATTCATGGCGTTCAACAGCGCGGCCTGTTGCAATTTCTGCGTGTAGTCGCCTTTCAACGCCGGCACGGTTGACAGGTCGGACGTGATGCGCTGCGATTCGCTAATCAGTCGCGCATTGCGAAAGAACATGGTCAGCACCTCATCACGATAGTCAAGCATCGGCTTGATCGTCAGGCTCCACATCGTCGCTTCCGCGTTCGTGCGCTTGTCTGGCGTGTCGTATGAGTCGTTGCCGAAGCCCATCAGAATGTCGGGGATGCCGGCAGCGGCGGCGACTTCATCACGGCTCATCTCGCGTTGCTCTGTGAAGTTCACATCTTTGGGTGCAAATGACAGCGGCTTGATTTCTGCGGCTTCATTCTCCAAAACAATCACGCCGTTCTGACTGCCGCGATACATTGCCAACACCCGCGACAGTATTTCGTCACGCTCTGACTTGGTTGTGCCGGTTGGAGTCGTCACCACAAAGTCAGGGCGCGCTGAATTCTCAAAAAAGTCCTTCGCCCACTCTCTCGCGTGCCGGTCAATCTTCATTGACAGCCGCGCTGCGATGAACGGCGACACACCGCGCCATGTGTTGCGCGGATTCACAAACTTGAAATGGATGAACTCATCAGGCGGCAGCGTGTAAGGGTCGCCGTTGTTGTCATCGATGATGTAGCCGGCCACCGCGCCGTATCGCTTGCGCGCCGGGTCGGGCACGACCTGCAACACGTCAGGTGTGCGCACCCACCACTCTAGCGGCGTGCGGCCATTTTGCGCCTTGACAATCTCAAGACCGCATTCGCCGCCGAGCATCATTGCCACTGCCCACGAGCGCCACACATCCGCCGGCGCTTGTGTGCCGTTAGGCTCGTCAAGTAGCGGCACGTCCATTTCGGTGGGCTTGCCGTCCTGCGTCACCACCAGCGGCACGACTGCCACCGCGTCACTGATGAGTTTCACGGCCTTGTTCATCCACACGTTGCCGGCGTGGTCGCTGGTCGCTTGCGCATATGGATAGTCTGTCGTGATCCACAGGTTATTCCCCTGCATTCGCAGCAATGGCGTGCGGTCGCGCAGTTCTGCATGCAGGCCATACAGCGCCTTTTTTGCCGGCGGCGTGTAGCCCGGAATGAACAGTTGTCCTAGTGATTGAATCAGTCCCATGTTTTCACCTTGCCCTCATATAGAGCCACAGCCGCAGCGCATCCGCGCCGTGATTGTTTGCGTCTTCCGGTTTCTCACTGTCGCGCCGTGCGTTGTCGGGATACCGATACCCTTGCGTCAACTCGCCAATTAAGTTTTTGCAGCGCGGCGCAACCTTCAGCGTGCGGTATCCGTTGCCGTCCTTAATCAACAGCCTCACGATCTTGATGCCTTCGACAATCTCGTGCGTGCCGCCGCGTGCAGGAATGTTTGCTTCTTTGAACCGCCGCATGAGTTGCACAGACTCGCTGCCGCCCACCGCAATGTCGGGCAGTTTTACGCCGTTCGCAAGCAGCCACTCGGCGCACGCCGGCAATTTCATCGCCGACCAGTCATCGGGCAGCGTCACGCTCTGCCATGTTGCGCAGCGCGTCAGCACGTCTTTCACGCTCACATCGTCAAGCGTTTTGGTCTGCCACTGCTCATCAAACACGTTGATCGTCGTGCCGCTGCGCTGGATGAATAGCACCACACGCGGGTCGATGTAGCCATCATCGAAAGCCAACTCGAAAGGCTTCTCGAAATCCGGCGCTATGTCTTCGATGTTGCCGCCGTCGAATTCGTCATACACCACACCAAAGGCTTTGCTATACCAGTTGCCTTCCAGCCACGCCTCACGCAAATCACGCGGCGCGGTCAGCAGGTCATTCCAGTAGCTTTGCGACAGGTGCGGGTTGTCGCCTGGCTTCGCCGGCACAAATGCGAACTCATCCGCCAGCGGCGCCAGTTCATCAAATCCCTCGCCGGTGAAATTCCTTTCGACCCACAACTGACGCACCCATTCGTGGTGCTTGCCGTCGGGGTTGGTTGCCGCGCAAAACTGCGGACGTTCGATCCCCGGCCATCTGAGCGACCCGCGCAAAATGTCAACCGTGCGCTTTGGGATGCGTGTAATCTCATCAATGCTGATGCCGGCAAACTCAACCGACTTGTATTTGTCGGGCGCGTCAAGGTTGCGCAGCAATAGCACCCCGCCGCCCCATTTCGGTTTTAGGTAGAAGCCGAGGCCGGCGCGCTGTGTCGTGCCCAACTCGCCCAGCCATGCAGGGAATTCGTTTGCAATTTTGCTGACGTGCCGGTCTTGCAATTCGGGATACGTCTCACAAAACAAGCCCCACGACACGCCCTTGATTTCTTGCGCCGCGTATCTCAGCATCATGTAGATGGGATGCCAGCGCAACCAGTATGACTTACCCGGCCCGCGATACCCGCCAAACAGCGTGAAGCGATGCGCGATTGCGGTATGCGTCGCCTCCCATTGTTTCGCCGTGAAGTTGCACACCTCACTGAATCGCTGTTTGTCTGTCATTTGTCGAGAATCACTACCGCCGGCCCTGTGTTCAAGTCCTTGCCATCCGCGCCCGTCAACTCTGCCCGTTCAATGTAGCCGCGCTTCTTGCCCTGCGTCTTGAGTAGAAATATCAGCGCCGCCGTGTTGCCGTTCATCGCCTCGGTGTAGAGCTTCGATTCGGCGTTGTCCAGCATCGTCTCTCGCGCTTCGTTTGTCGCCTCTGTTAGTTCAGGGTCATTGGCGACGAACTTTTGCACGGCTTGCCGGCTCACGCCATACGCGCGCGCAACCGCCGCAAGGTTGCCCTGTGCGGTTTTGATTGCTGCGAGAACGTTTGCCTTTTTAAGCCGTTTCATTTCAAAACTCCTTGCTCGAATTTCGCAATAACCTGTTGACGGCATTGATTGAGTATGATAATATCAAACCGTGACCGATAAGGAGTAAGCAGAATGATTACATATACAGTTGAATTTAAGCCCGACACCATAAGCACCCTGCCAACATCCGACACGCTTTGGTACGAACCAAACGGGAAGCCAAACACATACGACTTTTACTGCGAAGCAGAACGAGATGCGTCAGCATTGGAGCGTGCGCTTGATGCTGACGATGCGTGTATTTCTTACACTCGCGTTCAATAGACATGGGCACTTGCAACCACCCAGCCCACCGCGTATACACATGGTTCGCAGACGGCACACTATGCGCCGGCTGTTGCGAGTGTGGCGCGGTGTTGCTGGGTGGTGTGTCACTCCATGACGACCCACCAACACGGCGGCAAACGCCCAAACGCAGGGCGAAAGCCCACCCACAAAAGCGGCGCAATGGTGCGGCGAACAGTAACCCTGTTGCCGGCGCAAATCCATTGGCTGCAACGACGCAATCCCAACGTGTCAACCGCAATTCGAGAGTTAATCGAACAGGAGCAAAAACGAAATGACGACCCCCTACAAGATTGAAGACAACGGCTGGAGTGTTTCTGGCTGCCCGATCATTTACGCGCCGCGAGGTCAAGCCGGCGAGTATGCCAAGCTTGCCACCAACCCCTATCGTGGCTGCGGGCACAAGTGCGCGTATTGCTATGTGCCGCAGGTCTTGCGCATGGAGCGTGCCGAGTTTGACGCAGTGGCAACCCCGCGTCCTGGCTTCATGGATGCGCTGCGCAAGGATGCTCGAAAGTATCAGGCGTGCGGCATTACTGAGCAGGTCATGCTCTCGTTTACCACCGACCCATTCAACCCCTACGACACGTCGCTGACACGCCCCACGCTCGAAACGCTGGCCGCGCACGGCATGGCGTTTTGCACGTTGACGAAGGGCGGCAAACGCGCGCTCAGTTGTATTGATATGTTCCGGCCTGAGCGTGACGCATTCGCCAGCACGCTCACCAGCCTGGACGATGCTTTCTCGTTGAAGTGGGAGCGCGGCGCGGCGCTGCCGCAGGATCGCATTGACACCCTGCGCAAGTTCCACGAGCGCGGCATCTTTACATGGGTCAGCCTTGAACCCACGCTGAACACCGATGCCAGCCTTGAGATTATCCGCACCACGCATGAGTTTGTTGACCTCTACAAGATCGGGCGCGCCAACTACCTGCCGATGACCTACACGACAGATTGGCGGGAATACACCCTGCGCATTCTCGATCTTGTGAATCAGTTGAACGTCAAGCATTACATCAAAAAGGACTTGCAGCCTTATCTCCCAGATCTCCCAGACGGTTACTACAACCCGAAATACATCCCGCAAAACCACGCCACCGCGCCGGCACTCGCCGGTCAAATGGCTTTGATTAGCTGAGGTTCAAACCCCGACTTGCTGAACCTCTCAAGCGCGACGGCCAGTGTCGTTGCGCTTAACTCCATGCCGAGAAGACGCCGCTTCAACTTCTCCGCCGCAAGTAACGAAGTGCCAGCCCCTAAGAACGGGTCGCCCCATACCTCGTGCTTGAAGCCCTCCATCATGGCGACAAACAAATCAACGCTCTTGGCATGTCCAAACTCAATCTTTTCAAACTCGGTGCCGGCAATTTCAATCACGCTGCCAAAATCGTTTCGTGGTCGTTGCCAGCCCAACTTAACGCCGCGTTGTGTCATCATCACGACGGGATTGTGATACATGACTGGCTGGTTCTTTGTCGGGAATGAGCGCGGCTGGCGATGCTTCCACATTAAATCCATGTGGTGTTCCCACTCGCCGCCGCAGAGCGTGTAGGCTTGTTTGCCCGTCACCAGCAACACGGCACGTTCACCGAACTGAGACAACGCACCGCGCACCATTTCAACGCCCATTTCATACGGCGGGTCGGTCACACAAATATCCACCTTGCCGCCAATGAGATTGATAACGTCTTGCTTATCTGTTGAGTCGCCGCACATCACGCGATGATTGCCGACCTGCCACACCTGGCCGCGCTCGGTCTTCCACTTCTTTTGCAACTCATCAGCCTTGTCACTTTCAGGATCAGCCGCATCACTCGCGCCGGCATCCGCCGCTTCCAACATCTCGCGCAATGCAGCCGCGTCACGGTTGATCTGTTCCAGCGAATCGGCATCCATGCCCGCATCGGTTAGCAGCGATTCATCCCACCCACTGAGCAAATCCCAATCCCAAGAGCCTTGCGCGCCGGCGTGAAGCGCAATCACCAGCCGCCGGCGTTCATCATCAGTCAATGCCCTGTTGGATTGGCGTGCATCTATTTCGTAGTCCTTGCCGTAGATGGTCAGCAATGCCGACAAACGCTGGTGCCCGTCGTAGACTTCAAACGACGGCCCAATGGCGATGGTCTGCACCTGCCCGAATGTTTTGAACGATTCGAGAATGCGCTGCGCTTGCTTCTTCGTTGATGTGCGCGGGTTGTGACCCCAGGGCTGCAACTGCCCTAACTTCACGCGCACATTGCGCCATTCAATTGCGCTGCCCTGCTTCTTTGCCATATCCCAACCATTACCCAACTAAAAGTTGGGAAATTCAGTACGTACTAACTTCACTTTCAACCCTACTTGCAAAATGCAATTAACCTGCTACAATCTTGCAAGGCCGGCGCGGTGTCTCTCTCACGCTCACATGGCACTCGCATAGCCGCTGGCCTCGGTTAGGCGATACGCCCCTGACTGCCGGTAAGCTCGTCGCTGGCGTAGGAATTTAATCGCCGTGCCAAACTTATCCACCGCGCCGGCAACACTTCTCAGCCGCGCCTCTCACTGCGCAGCCGCCCGTTATCCATAGCCGACGAACTCGCGTCCCTCTTTGCCGGCAAAATACGCCGCCTTCGCGCACATGACGCACACGCCTAGTTGTTCGCTGGTGTAGTCGTCGCCATACAGTGAACGCGCCGCACCCAGCGCAATGGATGCCACCATGTCAGCCCCTTGCCCGGTCAGCGGCATGTTGACACACCGCAGCATCAGCGCCGCGCCCACACGAATTGCCGCGTCTATTTGTTCCTGCGTCATCGGCAGATTCATGGCGTCGTCACCCCTACATCGGTCGTGATCGTCAATGTGCCGCTATCCACCGTGAACACGCTGCCCGCGCCGTCAGTCAATTGCAAGTCCCAAAAATACAGCGTCGCCGCCGTCAATGCGCTTGTGTCCGACGGTGCAAGCGTGATGCGATACTGGCCGGTTGCCGCGTTCGTGTGCGTGATGCCGCTGCCGGTCGTCTTCGCAATCACGCCGGTGGCGTTGTCAGCATCGCCCCTGTTCAGCTTTGCCGTAAAGCGCAGCGTCGCGCCGGTCAGATCAACGGCATCGCCGGCAGAATCCAGCACCGTGCCGGTGTAATTGTTCGTGTCACCGCGCTTGCCTTCCAAATAGCTCATGAATCCTCCCGCGTTGTAGTCGCGCTGTATACCGCCCTGCGCGTGCGGCTGGTGTAGCGGCCTGATGCCGGCGTTGATGTGTAGCCCGCGCCGGCCACCGTTGACGACGCGCCATAGATGGTTGATTGACCATAGCCGCCGACGCCGCTGGCTGTCATCGCCGGCAACGTTGCCCCGCCTGAGCCTGTAAACGTGATATTGCTGTAATCGCCAACGCCGGCCACACTCAGCGCGGGCAACACAGCGCCGCCAGAGCCGGTGTATACAGGCGCGGTAAACGTGCCAACACCTGACGCGCTTACAGCCGGCAGCACAGCCGCGCCGCTGCCCGTCACCGTCGGCAGTGTGAACGTACCCACGCCGGCAACTGTCACGGCGGGCAATGTCGCATCACCCGCGCCGCTGTAGATGACTGACGCAAATGCACTACTACCACTCGCGCCAATGGTCGGCAATGTCGCGCTACCCGATCCGGTATAGACGGGTGCTGTAAACGTGCCAACGCCACTCACGGTAACAGCCGGCAATGTTGCCGCACCCGTCGCTGTGTAGGTCGGTGCTGTGAATGTGCCGCTACCTGATGCCGTAATCGTCGGCAGTGTCGCATCACCCGCACCGCTGTAAATCACGCCGGCAAACGCGCCAACGCCTGACGCGGTAACGGCTGGAAGTGTCGCGCCACCACTGCCTGTATACGTTGGCGCGGTGAATGCGCCGACGCCGGCAACCGTCACGCCTGACAGCACAGCCGTGCCCGATCCGGTGTAGGTGGGCGCGGTGTGCGTGCCTGTGCCGGATGCAGTCAACGCGGGCAGTGTTGCCGTGCCGGTTGCGCTGTAGACGGGGACTGTAAACGTGCCGACGCCCGACGCACTCAGCGCCGGCAATGTGGCCGCACCTGTCGCCGAGTAAACCGGCGCTGTGAATGCGCCGCTACCACTGGCCGCAATCGCCGCGAGTGTCGCGCCGCCTGTGCCGGTGTAGGTCGTTGTTGCCGGCGTGAATGTGCCACTGCCTGACGCAGTAACGGCTGGGAGCGTTGCGCCGCCGCTGCCGGTGTAGGTGCTGCTACCTGACGACGGCTTAATCGCAATCATGATCGTCGCCCAGTGGCGCGTCGATCCTTGCGTTGAAACGTAGCTGTTGCCTATCCAACCCGGCGAGGTGACGACTAGCGATGAAATGCGCCAGCCGCGAGATGAACCATTGCCGGAACTCTCGCTTGTAAACCCGCTAGGCGCGGTGGGGACGTTGGATGTTGAGTCAACGCCCACATATGCCAGCGCAAGCGCGTCCGCTGTGTTCGTCGTGACGCCGTAATAGCCCATCGACTCCGACAAGCCGGTGTTCTGCGTCGGTGTCGCATCTTCCCATGTCGAATCGCGGTCGATGACGCGCAGCGTTTGCACCGACCCGACAACACTGCTGCTCAGTGTGTAACTGTAGCTGCCCGACTCACTGCCATCTGCAACGCGATAGAAGATTGCGCACAGAAATGAGCCTGTGCCGTTGTTGGCGCGGGTGTAAAGCGTCCATCCGCTCGGCGGCGTGATGGTCAAATCACTGCCGGCATCCAGCATCAAACTCGTGAGCAACAGGTTGCCCGACGCAATGCCGCTCGGCATCGTTGCGCTGGGCGACGATGTCGCTGATGAATACGAGTTTGATGCAGTGGACGCGACAGAAGCAGCCATGTTTTACCCGGCTATTCGCCGCTCGGCAAAGTGATGCTGAACGATGAAATGGCAACCGTGCCGCCGGCAACGAATCCCGTTTCATCGAAGTTCACATCTCCGCCCGATGTCTCTGCAATGCCGAAATCTAGACGCCGGTCTGACGCGCTGGCGCTCGATCCTGGCGCGGTGTCGCCGGTGCGATAAAAGCGGCCATATCCCGCCGTGCCTGACGCATCGGCGCTGGTGTCGCTGGTGATGGTCGCAAACGAGATTGAACCCGAAGACGCGGCAGCGGTCACGCTGTCTGATGCGAGGGTGAGTGTTGCAAGCAGTGTGCCTGTTGCCGCGTCGTTTGCGCTTGCCGGCTGCGTGCCGGTGTAGATGTTGATGCGGCCTGTGCTGTCGAATGCGTCAGCCATGCCGCTGTCAAGAACCTTGTTGCGTAGCCCTGTCGAAAGTCGAATTGCCATTTGTGTAATCTCCTAGCGCCGTTTCCGGCAATGTGGGGCTTAACCCCGTTTCTCCTGAATCAATCTCACTAGTTCATCTAGCCGGCCATGTCGCACCGCCCATGTCGTCAACGCGATTGCGCGCTCGTGCAGGGTGAATGCGTCAGTGAAAATCACGTCGGTCGTGCCGGTAAACTCATACGCCAGTTCGTGCAATTCATCGCCGTTAAACTCATCGGTTAACCTGCGGTAGACAACCTGCGATGTGTTGCGTGCCGGCTTGCCTACGGTGCTACCGCGTCGGCTTTTGGGTTGTCGTGCCCCAGCAGCTTCATCAGCGTCGCAACCTGCCCTTCGAGCTGCATCACTTTCGCTTCAAGCGTTGCGATTTTCAGCCGGTCAGCGTCTTCTCGTTTGCTGTAGAACTCCTGATTGCTGCGACTGACGCCATAGGACACCGCGCCCAACGTCACGCTGAACAGCGTCACAAGAAACACGCCGCCAATAACCAGCCACAGCACGCTTACACTCACCACATCCATGATTGCCTGTTGCCCCTTTTGTGTTTCGTTTACAGCCCTTGCCCCTCTGTCTTATTCACTCACCTGCGACCATAGCTGCGCTATTGCGTCCATAGTCGGCGCATCTACATCAAAAAGAGATGGGTCGTAAGACCATGCGATTGAAGTAGCGCCGGTAGTCGCCGTGCTATTAACAATTGCACCAGTAACCGACACAATAACGGGCGGCCTGACTGTGACCGGCTGCCCATGTGTGACGCGATAAAAAATTGCCATGTCACAACCCCATGTCCTTCATTGCCGGCATCTCAAACGCCGGCGGGTCATCGTAGAAAATCGGTTCTGCCGTGCGCGGCATCGCCGGCCTCGCTATCCTGTTCTGCCACAGCCCCGTCAACGTCTCGATGTGGTTGCGCACGTCGTAGCC